GTGGGAAGAGTACCATACTGTACCAAATAGCCAAAAGGACGCATTATATGCTACTTATAAAGAACGAGAAGAAATTGAAAGGCGTTGGGAAAACTTTATTGAGAATTGTCTCCTGGCCGGTACGCTGGATTGCTAGTTTTTTCTTCAACGAGTGGGAGGTTACAATATGGATAGACCCACAGAAGAAAACAGAGTACTTATTTAAATGGCTTGATAAATGTGAGCCTAAACACTTAAAAGGACGACTTGTATCTGGTGAACCTTTTGAGCTACGAACGCAAGAAGCGTTTAACTACCAGATTAAAAAGGTGAAGTAATGTTAGGAATGATTAAAATGCTTCCAATTATGATACTTCTTGCAGGAGCAGGATACGCGTATCATACAACTGTAGTAAGCCAGAAAGATGCTCATATTGCACAACTTGAAGCAAATGCAGTAACTCTAAAAGAAAATGCAATGCGACTCGAAACTGCATTTGAAAAAGAGCAAGCAGCACGAGAACGATCAGAGCAAAACTTACAGTCTCAGCTAAAAGCAGTAGGAGACTTAACAGAAAAAAATAACGCTATGCAGCAAGAAATGGATGGATACTTGTCTATTTTTAAACGTCATGATATGACTCGTCTTGCAAGAGCAAAGCCTGGGTTAATTGAACCGAGGATCAACAATGGAACAAAAGCAGTATTTCGTTCTATTGAAGAGGCAAGCAAGGAGGTAGAAAATGCGGATTCTCAGTAGTGTACTACTATTATCAGTCGGAGGATGCTCGCTAATACAACCACAGCCTCTACCAGCACCAGAACCAATTATTAAAACAGTAACGGAATACAAGACTCTTGAAATATATCAACCTCCGTTGCCAAAAGCAATTGACTTGCAAGATGTAGAATTTTTTGTACTTACAGAAAAGAACTTCGAAGAGCAAGTAAAAAAGTTAGAAAAAATGCAAAGCGGTACTTATGTACTTTTTGGTATTACGCCACAAGATTATGAAAATATGGCGTATAACTTACAAGAGCTGAAGAGATATATTGGTCAGCAAAAAGAAATTATTATTTACTATCGTCAAGCTACTCAAGGCGATGAAAACACAGACTCTGAAGATTGGATTGAGCGAAATGAAGAAGCTCTTGACGATCAAAAACAGGACTAAATTATGGCTGTTCAAATTAGTCGAGCAGATGTATCTTGCGGAGAGATACTAGATTTACAATCTGAGACACGCTTCTTAAAGTTGCCTACTGACCCTTACCTGAGTCTGCTAGGCGTTACACCATTACCTTCTCAGGTAGCAATTATAAATGCGATCAATAATCCTAAGTACAGATTTGTCTGTGCAGCAGTTTCAAGGCGGCAAGGCAAAACATATATCGCAAACATAATCGGGCAGCTTGTATCATTAGTTCCCGGTTCTAACATTCTAATCATGTCCCCCAATTACTCGCTGTCTCAGATTTCTTTTGATTTACAAAGAAATTTAATTAAGCATTTTGACTTAGAGGTAGCAAAAGATAATGCAAAAGATAAAGTTATTGAGCTGACAAATGGCTCAACAGTTCGAATGGGTTCTGTAAACCAGGTTGATTCTTGTGTAGGTCGTAGCTACGACTTAATTATATTTGACGAGGCGGCGTTGGCAGACGGCAAAGATGCCTTTAATGTTGCACTTCGACCTACTTTGGATAAAGATAACTCAAAAGCTATCTTTATTTCTACTCCTCGAGGCAGGAACAACTGGTTTGCAGAATTTTTCGATAGAGGATTTAATGATGAGTTTCCAGAATGGTGCTCGATACGGGCTACTTATAAAGATAATCCGCGCATGTCTGAATTGGATATACAAGAAGCTAAAAAATCTATGTCCGATTCAGAATTTAGGCAAGAGTATGAAGCAGACTTTAACACTTATGAAGGTCAAATTTGGAACTTCAATCACGAAACCTGTATCGCCAATAATGAAGAGCTTGATACTCGCCGCATGGATGTATTTGCTGGTCTCGATGTTGGTTATCGTGATCCAACTGCTTTTATGGTCTTAGCTTATGATTGGGAAGAAGAAGTGTATCATGTATTAGATGAGTATCTTGATGCTGAAAGGACCACGGAACAGCATGCCGCTGTAATTCGTGAAATGGTTGACAAATGGGACATCGACTATATTTACATCGACTCTGCAGCACAGCAAACGCGATTTGACTTCGCACAAAATTACGATATTAGCACTGTAAATGCAAAGAAGTCTGTATTAGATGGGATTGCTCACGTAGCTGCAATAGTTGATAATGATAAGCTTATGGTCGATCAACGATGCAGTGAAGTATTATCTTGCCTTGATCAATATCAATGGGATCCTAATCCAAATCTTGCAAGAGAAAAACCAAAACATAATAGAGCATCGCACATGGCAGATGCTCTGCGATATGCACTATATTCGTTTGAAACAAGTCAGAGTGGGTTTTAAAGAGACCTACAAAAAATAGTGTTTGACAATTTATCTTACAAGGGCTATAATTCAAAATGAAAAAGCTGAAAAGAGATCCGGTAAAATACATAAGAGATCGAGCTAAATCAAAGTATGAAAAAGGTTCAGAATGCCACATTTGCGGCGCTGACACAGAACTCGACTTTCACCATTTTTACACTCTAGCTCCTCTACTAAGAGAGTGGTTAAAAGTAAAGCAGAAAGAGAGACCTGCTCATTATACCGACGAGTATATTGTAATCTGGCGAGACGAGTTTATAGAAGATAAATGGGCGGAGCTGTACGAGCACACAGTGACACTTTGCCATAAACATCATTTGGAACTGCATAGATTGTATGGCAGAAATCCAGCCCTAGTGACTGCAAAGAAACAAATGCGCTGGGTAGAGATTCAAAGAGACAAACATGGCATGGTATGATAGACTAATAGGCAGAAAGCCGGATGCAGAAGAAAAACTTAATCCTGCCCAACCGTACTATGATCATAAAACGGAGCCTTCTCGAGAGAAAGTTGTAAATTACGAGAGAGCATATGAAGATTTAGAAGTTGTTAATCGTGGCGTAAATATGATCGTTGACGATGCTTCTGAAATACCAGTATTAGTTGGTGGACAAATTTCGGGGTTACTGAGTGTTGTAAAAGGTATTAAGCGTTCACGTGTAGAGTTATTGCTAAATAAAGAGCCCAACCCTTATCAAGACATCAGTACTTTTCGTCGTAATTTAATAACTGACTATTTACTTGACGGAAATATTTTTGTTTATTTTGATGGAGTACATCTTTATCACTTGCCTGCAAATAAAATGACAATACACGCAAGTGATACTACTTATATTGAAAAATTTACATTTAATGAGCAGATTAGTTACAAACCTAGTGAGATTATTCATGTAAAAGATAACTCATTTTACTCTATCTACAGAGGAGTTTCTAGACTAAAACCAGCACTTCGTACAATGGTACTCATGAGACATATGAGAGATTTTCAAGACAACTTTTTTAAAAATGGCGCTGTTCCCGGCCTAGTACTTAAGTCACCAAATACTTTATCAGAAAAAATCAAAGAAAGAATGATTCAATCCTGGACCGCAAGATATAGACCAGATGCAGGAGGTCGTAGACCTTTAATCTTAGATGGGGGTATAGAAATTGATTCAGTATCAAATGTGAACTTTAAAGAGTTGGATTTTCAAGCAGCAATTTCAGAAAACGAAAAAATTATTTTGAAAGCTCTTGGCATCCCACCTATAATGTTAGATTCTGGTAATAACGCAAACTTAAGACCTAATATGCGTATGTATTATCTTGAAACCATACTTCCAATTATTCGTAAAATGAATTTTGCACTGGAAAGGTACTTTGGATTCAAGTTAAAGGAAGATATTACAGATATTCCTGCTTTACAACCAGAATTAAGAGATCAGTCTCAATATTACTCAGCTTTGGTGAATACAGGAATTATTTCACCAAACGAAGCCAGGGATGCTCTTAGCTTTGATCCTGTAGATGGCTATGATGATTTAAGAGTGCCAGCAAATATAGCAGGTTCAGCAGCAAATCCCGACGAGGGTGGTCGGCCTGTAGAGGAAGGAGAAGAAGAAGATGGCTAGATTAAGAGTTAGAAATAAAATACTCGAAGCAGTTGGTATGTTTATGTTAGAGAAAGGAAAAGTTCTTTCCAAGCATGAATACGATGAGTATGCAAATGAAGTACCAATTGGATCCGGAATGGCTTTAAATCATTTTGGCAGTTGGTCAAGACTAACTACAACTTTGGAAGGCACTTTTCCAACACTTTGGTTAGAAATACAAGAGGCTATGAAACCTCCACCCCCTCCCAAACCTGCGCCTGCGCCTAAACCAAAAGCTAGCCCCAAGCCTGCTGTTGCTGTAAAAGCTCCTGCAGAAAAAAAGGAATCAAAAGATGAATAAAATTTTCAATCTTACTTCAACATTCAAAGCCTTTGAAGATGACGACGGAAGTGTTAGCATTACAGGTATGGCAAGTACTAAAGACTTTGATCGTGCAGGAGACTCGATTGTGCCTGAGGCATGGTCCAAAGGCGGTTTAAATAATTTCGAAAAGAACCCTATTATTCTTTTCAATCACGACTACAATAAACCAATCGGCAGAGCGACTGGTTTAAAAGTCACACCTGACGGACTAGAAATGAAAGCAAAAATTTCTAAGTCTGCACCAGATTC